GGACTCAAGAACGGAGTACCTAATTGAGGCTAAAAGAATGGGAATCCCTTTGCGACTACCCCATATCAATGAATCAGAAAGTGACTTCTCTATTGAGGGCAAGGCAATTAGGTTTGGACTATCATCTGTCAAGTGGTTGTCTGACAAGGTTTCAGCCAACATCATTGCTGCTAGGCCATTTAACTCTTATCAAGAAGTTCGTGATGCTGCATTTAAGAAAGGTAGTGGCATCAACAGTCGTGCAGTAGAGGCCATGAATGCCATTGGTGCATTGACATTTGACGATAATCCACGGGATGAAAATAAGGTAAGAGAGAATCTGTATGAATATCTAAATCTGCCAGAATTCAACATAAACCTTCCTAATCACTATTATGCGTATATTGACAATTCAGAGGATTATGAAGAAGATAAGTCACACATTCTTCTAGGCGTTGTCAAAAACATAAAGCGTGGTAAGGGGTGGTCGCGTGTCGAACTACTAGACAAGACAGGTTCGGTAGGAATATTTGCACCTGAAGATACTACGATAGAAACGGGCAAGACATATCTTATTCTTGCATCAGCCAACAGAGTTGCAGAGGCAATTCCAATGGACGAGATTGACAATTATAAGACTAGCCCACTAATCAGGTTCCTCAACTATAAGCAAATACCCTTTGGACAAGACGAGGTTTTTGTGCTATCGTTTAACCCTAGAATTACAAAGGCGGGTAAGAAAATGGCTAACATGACAATAGCAACCGCCGACCGTGAAATGATTGCTGTAACAGTTTTCCCATCACAATTTGCACAGGCATACATGAAGTGTGAAGAAGGGGCAGTTGTCAAGATTGAGCTTTCAGAAACAAAAGAAGGAACTACTATATTGAAGGAAGTAATGTAATGAGTTATTTAAGGGACATGGACGATCTAGCATTCACACTAAATGCCAATGCAAGAGCAAAGGGTTTTTGGGATGCAGATACAGAAGATAACAGGATTATCTTTTATCTAAAGCAACTTGCTATGGTTCATAGTGAGGTAAGCGAGGTACTAGAAGCAATCCGTAAGGAAAAGGGCGACGATGTTGTTGTTGAAGAACTAGCAGACATTCTCATCCGTGTTCTAGATCTATGGGCTGGAATGAGTACAGACCAGTATACAAATCATTCATTAGCAAAGGCTGTCAATGATAAGATGGAAAAGAACCGTGAGCGTCCAAAGATGCATGGAGTGTTAGCGTGATTAGTGAGGCAATGGAAGAGGTTCTTTCACAAATAGATCCAAAGCTTAGAAAGAAGGTGTCTGCTGCCTCAGAAATTGAGGTCGTAATGCAAAAGACACCAAGCGTTGGACTAAATAAGCAATTAAATGGTGGTCTTGCTTATGGCAGACAGGTTCTCATCTGGGGAAATAAGTCTGCTGGCAAGTCATCATTTTGCTTGCAGATGATTGGTCAGGCACAGAAGGAGGGAAAGATCTGTGCATGGATTGACTCAGAGCAGTCGTATGATCCCAAGTGGGCACAGCGTCTTGGAGTAGACTCAGATAGCCTTATCTATTCTCCTGCTAGGACAATCAATGACATGGTTGATGTTGCCACACAACTTATGTCTGCTGGTGTAGATATGATTGTTGTTGATTCTATCTCTGCCCTACTTCCTGCTATCTACTTTGAAAAGGACTCTGACGAATTAAAGCAGTTGGAGAATACCAAACAGATTGGTGCAGAGGCACGGGACATGACAAATGCTGTCAAGATGCTCAACTATGCAAACAATCAAACTAAGCAAACATTGTTAGTTCTTATCTCTCAGCAACGCAATAATATTGGTCAGATGTTTGTGAGTCACCAGCCTACTGGAGGTCATGCCGTCAAGTTCTTCTCTAGCACAGTCGTCAAGCTTTGGTCAAGTGAATCAGAGAAAAATGCTATACAAGGCAAGATAGAAGTAGGAGATAAGGTTATACAGAGCAAGATAGGCCGTCAGGTTACTTGGACTATTGACTACAACAAGACAGGAAAAGCCTTTGAGAGCGGAATGTATGACTTCTACTTCTCTGGAGACTTTGTTGGCATAGATAACATTGCAGAAGTTGTGGACGTTGCAGAGCAACTAGGACACATAGAAAAGGGCGGTGCATGGTACACAGTCCTTGGAGAAAGGTTCCAGGGTAGAGCAAAGGTGGTCGAATGGCTACGCCAGAATCCAGATAAGGTGGCAGAACTTGTCCAAATCATCGAATAAGTATGAGGTAATACATGGCAAGTTTCTGTGCCAGGAGTGTTCTTCAGAGGCTGCATCATCTAGGTTTTATGCATCTAACCTACAACTTACCTGGAAGTGTAAGTCTTGTGATCATGTATCTACTGTGAATATAGGAAAAGAAAGAGGATACTAATGAGTGAACGTGGAGAGCTAAAGCGTATTGGTGCAAAGCCACATAAGAACTCTGGTCGTGGTATGGTCAAGGGTGACGGGAGTCTAGACAGATATGTTGTAGATGTAAAAGAGTATAGTAAATCATTTTCTGTCAATAAAGACGTATGGGGCAAGGTAGTCACAGATACTCTTAGGGTAGACCCCAATAAATCTCCTGCCATAATGTTAGTTCTTGGCGACACAAAAAAGACAAGGCTTGCTATAATTGAGTGGAACGAGTTTGAAGAGTTACGAGAGATAAGAGAGAATAATGAGTGACAACACTATTGATCTCATAAACCAGATCAATGATTTTAATGATTTATCAGAATACATGCAGGACGAGGAAATAACTCAGGCACTTATAGCAATTGCCAAGCTTATTGCCAAGCCAGATATTCCTCCAGATAAGGCTGCGAGGCTTATTGTTCAGATACAGGCTTACTCTGCTAAGTTTGCAATGCTAGCTTCATGGTATGCCAATGTTAAGAAAGATGATCGGGCTAAGAAAAACATTTACTACTCAGCAAGAGAAGCACTTGATAAGTTGTCAGATGCTCTTAAATACACAGTTAGGACTTACCATGGCTAAGAATATAATATCTAAGATTGTCAAGGGAGATGTTAAAGAAGCGGTTCCAGATACTGAATGGCAAACACAGATGCCAGACAATATTGATGATGAATTTTCAGACCTCATTGATGCTATTCATAAAGGATATGTGGCAGATAATGAGCCAAAGTTTACTAAGAAGAAGACATTCTCCCCCTCTACCATCGTCTTTGGTCATGGCAAATGCCCACGATATTGGTATCTAGCCTTTGAGGGCAACACCTTTTATGAAGAGCGTGAGGGTAAGTCTCAGGCAAATATGGACAGCGGTACAGATAGACATAAGAGAATTCAGGATGCTATATCTGGTGCAGGACTCATGGTTGCCAATGAGGAAAAGGTTATCTTTGACGATCCACCGATCTTTGGTTTTCTAGATAGCATTATTAAATGGAAAGACTCAGAGTATCTAGTTGAGATTAAGACACAAAATCAAGACGCTTTTGAGCGTCACAAGAAGACCATGACAGCAAGTACATATCACATTGTTCAGCTTCTTATTTATATGAAGATATTTAAGAAGAAAAAGGGTATCGTAATGTATGAAAATAAGAATACCCATGACCTTCTTGCTATACCAATCAACATAAGGCAAAGCCATGTGGATTTCCTTGACTACCTGTTTGGTTGGATGAAAGAGGTGTACGCGGCATGGAAAGATCAAAAGCTACCAGAAGTGCCATATAAAAATAACAACGTAAAAACCCCTTGCGGCTCTTGTCCTGTTCAGCAGGCATGTAAGGATGCTCCAAAAGGCGATATAAAAATCGCTAGAAGAAAGGAAGAAAAGGGAGAATTCTAATGGCCTTCTGTTCCTGGTGTGATCATGAGTTTTACCAAAAATCTTCTAAACAGATTTATTGTGGTCCAGAGTGCAGGCAGGAAGCAAGCAAAGAAAAAATATTTGAAAGATACGAAATAGAAAAAAGAAGAAAAAGAGTTGGAAGAGATAAAAAATGTGCTGGTGATTGTGGAACATATCTAAGCATTTATAATGATGTTGGAATGTGTGACAATTGCCTTATTAACAAAAAAAAGTTTAATAATTTTATAAAGGAGTTGAAGGGATATTTTGACTACCAGCAAGAGTAGGGGTTTGGCAAGTCTATCAAAACCAAGGACTATAATAGCAGTAGATGCCTCTACAAATTCAATGGCATTTTCAATATTTGAGGAAGGAAGGCTGATCAAATATGGAAAGGTTCGATTTGTTGGCACAGATGCTCTTTATAAAGCAGGGGATGCCTGTAAAAAAGCTATCCCGTTTTTCAAAGCTTTTCGATCAGACGCTATTATTCTTGAATCTGCTATCTATAGCAACTCTCCAAAAACCGCTATGCAACTGTCGTTGGTGCAAGGAGCAATTATTGCAGCAGCGCAAGTTGCTGGAATTAAAACGGTAAAGAATGTAGCACCTATGGCTTGGCAAAATTATATTGGGACCAAGCTTTTGAGTGCAGCAGAAAAGCAAGCAATTGTAAAAAAAACACCAGGAAAATCTAAGTCGTGGTATAAAGGAAAAGAAAGAGAATTAAGAAAACAAAAGACTATTAACTACGTTAACAATAGATACAACATTAAAATTGATGATGATGATGTGGCAGACTCAATTGGCATAGGGTCTTATGTAAGCGACAAATGGGGTGTCATTTTTGAATAAAAAAGATTTTTACAAGAATAAAAGCTGGCTTCACAAACGTTATGTACAAGACAAGAAAACTCCAGAAGAAATAGCAAAAGAATGTGGTTGCACAGTACAAACAATTTATCTATACTTAAACAAGTTCGGATTGAAAATGGGAAGAAAGGGTAGACGATGACAGAAGATGATCATATGATTGCAGCAATGAGTGAGCTTATTGATATGAGCAAGATAGCCCCTGCAGGCAAAGAGATATTGGTTCAATGCCTTGAAATATGCGCCCTTCTCTTGGAGAAAAATATTAGTTACGGAAACTCCGCACTTGATCCTATATCAGTTTTTGCAAAAGACGTAGACCCTGGAAAACAATTAGATATAAAGATTGATGATAAGATTAGTAGGATTAAAAGAGGGGTAGAATTTCCAGGGGACGATACAATCCTTGACTTGGCAGGGTATCTTGTGCTAAAATTGATACACCAAAAGTCGGCAAGGATAAATGGAGGAAATGATGGGGCGACGCAAGAAAATACAGATTAATGATCCCTTTGTTCGTGAGACAAGTTTTATTACAGAAGAAGGAAAAACTGTGACTCAGGGAGACACTATAAAGATCAAAGGTGTCTGGGGAACTAAGTTTAGGTTTCATCAATATGTAACCAACCCAGATATTAATAGGTCATGGATTGATTGCGTAGAACTAGAAAAGGGAGTTAGCTGTGGTATGCGTTCCTTCTATTCAGATCGTGTGAAGGTAATGCCTAAGAAACGAGGAAAGCGTGTCAAAAGAAATAGATCTAGTCAAGCATCTTGATGAAGTAAACAAGGTTGCATCTGAATACCTTAAAGGAACAGATACAGCACAAATATCAAAAGATTTAGACATACCTCGTACTCGCGTCATGGCCCTTCTTAACGATTGGCGTAAAATGGCTGCCAATAATGAGGCTATTCATGCTAGGGCAAGAGAGGCACTGGCTGGTGCAGACCAACATTATTCTAGTCTAATTAAAAAAGCATATGAGGTTATTGAAACAGCAGATCAAACGGCAAATCTTAATGCTAAAACAACATCAATCAAACTTATTGCAGACATTGAAGCAAAAAGACTTGACATGCTTCATAGAGCAGGCTTGCTTGACAATAAAGAAGTAGCAGAAGAACTTGCTCGCATGGAAGAAAAGCATCAAATTCTTATAAACATTCTTAAAGATGTTGCCACAAAGCATCCAGAAATTCGTAATGAAATTATGTCAAGGCTTTCTGAAGCAACTGACGGAGTGATCATAGTTGACAATTGATTTCTCTGACTTTATGGAGGCTCTTGATGACAATCCATTTCAGGAAGAGCCAGTAGATGTAGAAACTTTTGTAAAGTCGTCAGACTTTTTAGGACAGCCAGAGTTGTCTCACTATCAGTATGTTCTTGTAGAGTGCATGAGTCAGATATACAAAGAAAGAGATCTGCAAAGATTTATGGGGAAGGAAGAGGGTAGTGAGCACTACAACAAATATACTAAGTCAGAAGTTATATTGCAACTTGGCAAAGGATCAGGTAAGGATCACACTTCTACTGTGGGCTGTGCTTATCTTGTCTATAAGCTTCTTTGCCTAAAAGATCCCGCTGCATATTTTGGTAAACCCCCTGGCGATGCCATTGATATTATTAATATTGCTGTAAACGCACAGCAAGCAAAGAATGTTTTCTTTAAAGGATTCAAAAACAAGATTGATAAATCTCCATGGTTTGCTGGAAAGTATGATGCTAAAGTAGACAATGTTGAGTTTGATAAGGCTGTTACTGTTTATTCTGGTCACTCAGAAAGAGAGAGCCATGAGGGTCTAAACCTTATGCTTGCCGTCCTTGATGAGATTTCTGGTTTTGCCCAAGAATCAAGTAGTGGTAATGAAAATGCAAAGACGGGCGAGGCTATTTATAAAGCTTTCCGTGGTTCAGTAGATTCACGTTTCCCAGACTATGGAAAAGTAGTTCTTCTTTCATTCCCACGCTACAAGGGAGACTTTATTTCTAAAAGATACGACGACGTTGTTGCTGATAAAGAAACTGAATTTAAAAAACATACTTTTGTTCTTAATCCTGCTTTACCAGAAGATGATCCGGGAAATACCTTTGATATTGAGTGGGAAGAAGATAGGATAGAGTCCTATAAGTTCCCTGGAGTTTATGCACTCAAAAGACCTACATGGGAAGTAAACCCAACAAGAAGTATTGAAGACTTTAAGCTTGCATTTTATACAGATCCAGCAGACGCAATGATGCGCTTTGCCTGTATGCCTAGTGTATCTTCAGATGCATTTTTTAAATCGCGGGACAAGATAGAAAAGTCACTAAGTATTCGTAACCCGCTTGATAATTTTAGAAGGATAGATCCTAGTTTCAAACCAGACCCAGATACATCATACTTTGTTCATGCAGATTTAGCACAGAAGCATGACAAGTGTGCGGTAGCATTAAGTCACGTTGAGAAATGGGTAGAGGTACAAACATTTAATGATTATACTCAAGTAGTTCCATTTGTTGTTGTAGATATGATTGCATGGTGGGAGCCTCACAGAGAAGGCCCAGTAGACCTCTCTGAAGTAAAAAACTGGATTATTGATCTGAGAAGAAACGGATTTAATCTTGGCCTAGTGACATTCGACCGCTGGCAATCATTTGATATTCAGCGGGATCTAAAGAGTGTAGGGATTAACACAGAGACTCTTTCTGTTGCTAAGAAACACTATGAAGACTTAGCCATGCTTTTTTATGAAGAACGTGTAGTTGCCCCACATATTGAAATACTTTTAGAAGAGCTTTTAGAACTTAGAATTGTTTCTAATAATAAAGTTGATCACCCTAGAAAAAAATCTAAGGATCTAGCAGATGCTATGTGTGGTTCAGTTTATAATGCTATATCTCATTCCAAGAAAGATACCTTTGGAGAGATAGAGGTACATACTTGGTCATCATTTAAGGCAGATAGAAACAGAGAGTTGATAGAAGAAAAAGAAAAGCCTCAGATGACACCAGACATAAAAGACTATCTTTCTAATTACAAACTGATATAGGAGAAAAATGAAATATAACGGCAAGGCTCTTTGTTTTGATGACATTCTTCTTGTTCCACAAAGAAGTTCGATATCTTCAAGGCACGATGTAGATTTGTCTATGAGCATAGGACATGGAAAAAGAAAAATAGATTTAAAACTTCCACTAATCGCTGCCCCCATGGACACTGTATGTGATACTGAAATGTGTATTGCTTTGCATGAAGAGGGTGCAATTGGAATTCTTCATAGATATATGTCTCACGATGATCAAATAACTAAGTGTAAAGATCTGATATCTAATAAAATTAATTTTGGTGTTGCCATTGCATCTAACAATGGATATCTTGCACAGGCAAAGAGACTTTACGATATTGGCGTAAGAATGTTTTTGGTCGATACAGCAAATGGTCACGGTGACTATGCAGTACGGGCAGTGGATCAATTACGGCTGTCCTTTAGTGATGTACATATTATGGCTGGAAATGTTGCCACATCCGAAGGATTTATTAGACTCGCTGAAGCTGGTGCTGACTCAATTAGGGTTGGAATCGGCGGTGGTGGTCTTTGTACAACTAGGATTGTTAGTGGTCATGGCGTGCCAACTTTGCAATCAATATTGGATGTTTCCGAAAGAAACTTTACAGACTGCTCCATAATCGCTGATGGTGGCATTCGTAATAGCGGAGACATGGTTAAATGCTTTGCCGCAGGAGCAGATGCAGTAATGGTTGGATCTATGATTGCGGGATCAAAAGAGGCACCAGGAAAGTGGACAACCAGGAATGGGAAGCCTTGGAAGGTTGTAAGAGGAATGGCATCAGCATCTGCACAAAAGGACGTTAATGGAAAGGTTTCTGTGGCAGAGGGCATTTCTACTTTTGTTCAAGGGACTGGACCAATAAAAAACCTACTTTCTGATATTCGTGGAGGTCTTGGCAGCGGTTGCTCGTATTCTGGAGTAGAGGAACTTTCAACGCTTTTTTATAGTTCAGAATACAAGATTGTCTCTCAGGCATCAATTACCGAATCACATCCACATAGTAATAAGGGTTAAAATAGATATATGGATGAAGATGATGACGAGCTAATAAAGTTCTTAATAGACATGGGCATAATAGAGCCAATGGGAATTGGCGAGGGAACGCAGGACGAATTGTTTTACGTTACAGATAAGGCACAAGAGGCTTTCCCACAATTAGTTGAACAACAAGAAAAGTTCATAAACGATGCAGTGTTTAAGCTTTGGCAATTGGGCTTTTTAGAAGTAGTTTTTAATGATGATGGAGAAGTCCTTGTTGGTTTAAATCAAAATAGCACAAAGCTAGATGAAGTAGGCAACATAGAGGACGAAGAGTTAAAAAAGGCCATGCTTGGCATACTTTTAATATTTGGTGAGAAGTTCGGGGGTAGCGGAAACACCAAATAATGGTATAATTTACCTATGCCGTGGGAAATTAGACGCAATTACGGTGGCTGTAGTGGCTACGCTGTTGTTAAACTACCAGACAACTCTGTTTCTGGATGCCATACAACGAGAGAATCGGCTAGAGCGCAATTGCGTGCCTTGTACGCCTCTGAATCGGAATCGGCGGAAAAGGACGTTGTAACAAGCGAAGTCACCCCTAATCTTTATCCACAGTCTATTGGTTCTGGATATGAAGATGAAAAGAAGAAGAAAAAGAAGAGACAGTTTATTGACACTCAAAAAATAACAAAA